CGTGGGCAGTTTTTAATTTCTACTCTGATTATCTTTCAATGAAGGAAAAAATTTTGGAATATACTGAGCCGGACCTTTCTGGTTTTGATAAGAAGATCGCACTTGTAGAGAGCAATACGAACGCACAAATGGAGATTGTTTTACAAAAGGTTGAGGGTTTGAAGAGTGAGCTTGATATAGTTTTAGAGGAAATAAGCCTAATCAGCAACGTTAGTAGGGAACTCAAAGATGACCTAAAAACGGATTTACGCAATATGGAAAATGACGTTCGACACATAACCACTATTGTAAATGACGTTGAAGATAGGCAAAAAGAAGACACTAGAGAGATACTTGATGAGATAAAACTGATAGAAGAAAACCTTGAATTAAATATTGACAAAGCATTAAATAACCCTTTAAGTGGTATGAGTGCAACAAAATAAGGAGCAAACTATGTGTAATTGTAAAACAGATGCGGATTGTATATGTCGTTTAAGATAGACATCAAGACAGTATTACCTTATCTGGTATTGTTTGGAACAATAGCAATGACATGGGGTATGTGGTCAGAACGTCTTAATGCTGTAGAAGAGAAAGCAGATAGTGTTGCAAAAATGCAACAAGACATTGCAGTCATAAAAGAAAAGATTATTCAAATGGATGACCGAGTCATGTGGATAGAAGAGTTTTTAATTAAAACAGTAGAAATGTAATGCCTATCTCACGTGCACAAATGAAACAACAAATAATGAAACCAGGAAGAAAGAAGAAGAAAAATGGGAAAACTATGTCCAAGAGGAAAAGCCGCCGCTAAGGCTCGTTTTAAAGTCTATCCTAGCGCATATGCAAATATGTACGCTAGTGCAGTTTGCTCAGGTAAAGTAACTCCTGGCGGAAAAAAGAAACCTAAAAAGAAAGCCTATGGTGGTTCGACAAATGAAATATCACAGGCGAGAAAGTTAGTTTCTGCTAATAGAAAAGCCAAAGGTGGTAAAATTATTGCTGCTGCTTGTGGCGGAGTAATGCGTAGAAAAGAAACCACACTTACTTAAGGAGGTAAATCATGGATAAAATATGGAAAAAGTGGAATAGCTTAAATAAAAAAGGCAAGATGATTGCTGTAGCTTTTTGTTTAGTTGTTCTATGGGCTATTTATAACCAAATCTGGTAATGGCTAAAAAGGGTTTACGTGCTTGGGTAAAGGAAAATTGGGTTGACATAGCCAATAAAAGATCTGATGGATCTTATCCTAAATGTGGTAGAAGCGGTGGAGAAAAAAGAAAAAACTATCCTAAGTGCGTACCCATAGCAAAAGCAAGAGCTATGTCAAAAGGTCAAAAAGCAAGTGCCGTTCGGCGTAAACAAAAAGCTGGTAATCCTGGTGGAAAACCCACCATGGTCAAAACAATTGTCAAGAAAAAAACTCGCAGAAAAAATAAAAGATGATGTAATTAATTGGTCTAAGAATGTCTTAGAACCAATGAATAAACATTTAGGTTTTCCAGCATGTCCTTTTGCTGCAAAGTGGCGAAGAGATAATAAACTAAGAATTGAAGTCAGACCTGATAAATCAAAATACGAAAAACACCTAACGAACGTTTTAAAAGATTGGAATAAAAAACAACACGATATTGTCATCTTTTGTGATCCCTATTGGGATCAATATGATGAAGAACAGTTTCAAGATAAGATAGATTTTTACAACAAAACCTATAATAGACGAGATGTCTATTTTATGGGCTTCCATCCTAATAATCCTGCTAATGTCGATGAACAAGAGTTTTTAGTAAATCCTACAGATGATTGTGATTGGGAGCCAGAATATCAATATAGCATGATGTTAGTGCAAAAATTCAAACAGTTGTATGAAGCAAGTTGCAAACTACATAAGATAGGGTATTATAAAAATTGGCCAGCGGAGTATTACGATGACGTTGTAAAAACTCGGCAAGACGAATACGAAAAACTTTTTAAAAAGGAGAAGAGACATGCCAGGAATGATGAAAAAAAACGCCATGAAGCGAGGCGGTAAACCGTTAGCTATGAAGCGTGGCGGTAATGGTAAAGCTAAAAAACAAGCAAAAAAGAAAAATAAGAAGAAGAAATAATGGCGACCTCGGGTACCACAGATTTTGATTTAAGTATTGATCGCCTTATTGAGCGTGCCTATGCACGTTGTAATACACAGGTGAGAACAGGTTATGAATTGTCTGCAGCCAGAGATAATCTTAATTTACTTTTTTCAGAATGGGGTAACCGAGGTATTCACCTTTGGAAAGTTAAAAACCACACACAAAGTTTGACTGCAGGCACAACAGAATATACAGCACCTGCTGATGCATCTGATGTATTGGAAGTTGTATTCAGAAGTTCAGATGGCTTGACTGATACAAGCATGACAAAAATATCAAGATCAGAATATGAAAATTTACCAAACAAACAATCACAAGGCACTCCAAGTCAATACTATGTAAGAAGAGAATTATCAGCAGTAAAGATAAAATTATTTTTAACACCAGACACAACAGGAACTAAAATTAATTATTTTTATGTTGGTCGAATTGAAGATGCAGGGGCTTATACAAATACTGCAGATGCTCCGTATAGATTTTTACCATGTTTAGTATCTGGACTTGCTTATTATACTTCACAAGAAATTGCACCACAACTTTCACAAGAGTTAGAGAGAAGATACGAAGCTGAACTACAAAGAGCTTTAACAGAAGATAGTCAATCAACATCAGTTAATATTGTTCCGCAAAACTTCTATCCATCGGGGTAAGACATGGCATTTGCATCAGGTCGTTTTTCAAGAGCCATCTGTGATAGATGTGGACAGGAATACAAGTATCAAGATTTAAAAAAAGAGTGGAATGGTTTGTTTACATGTCCAGAGTGTTATGAACCAAAACATCCACAACTAGATCCGCCTTATCATCCACCAGATCCTGAAGCATTACAAGATCCAAGAGTAGAATCAAATAAAATCTTAAAAGATGATTCACCCACAGGTCCTGACGATGCAACTTTTGATACGTTTTCACAGCCAATGCCCATGACTGTTTTTTTAGGTGAACCAGGGGATAGTGCTTTTTTAACGACCAGACAAAGTACATCTCCAGCAGATGGTTCTAATCCAACAGATTCTAATAGCATGTTACCACAAACACCTCACAAAAAACTTATTGTGAAATCTGCTCAAGGTGTCGTGACTGTTTCTACTGCTAGTACAACTACCTACACAGTTACCGTGGGAAGTAAATCCGGTGGTGGAAATGCATTTTATATTGATGGGGTAGAGAGACCATCGATTACTATTAATGAGGGATCTTCTGCTATTTTCAATTTGAGTGATAATACTGTGGACTCTCATCCTTTTTATTTATCAACAACCTCTGATGGTAGTCACGGCGGAGGCTCAGTTTATACTACAGGAGTCACATTCAAGATAAATGGATCTTCAGTATCACAGTCTGCTTACGCTAGTGGTTATAGCTCAGCGACAACCAGAGCTTTAGAAATAACAGTAGCATCTAGTGCCCCAACACTATATTATTATTGCAGTAGTCACTCAGGTATGGGTAACTCAATTAGTACACCATGAACTATAGCGAATTATTAGACAATGTAAGAAACTACACAGAGGTAGGCTCTGACGTATTATCCAATACAGTCATTAACGTATTTATAACAAACGTTGAAGATAAGGTACAAAAACAACTTGATCTTGATGCTTTTAGAAAATTTGCTACATCATCATTTACAATTGGCAGTCCTTTTTTAACGTTGCCTGATGATTTTGATTTTGAAAGAGGTGTACAAATTGTTGACTCAAACGCAGATAGATCTTGGCTAGAACAGAGAGATACAACATTTATTGATGAGTACAATGTTGATCGAGCTAATAATACGGGTACCCCAAGATATTATGCAAACTGGGATCAAAACACATTAATTGTTGCACCAACACCAAATGCTGCTATTACAGTAGAGCTTTGGTATAACAGGACCCCTGAAAGACTAGGTAATGGATCGTCAGGCACAGCAACAACAACCTATCTCTCTAACAATGCATCAGAAGTTTTAATTTATGGCACAGTTGCGGAGGCTTTTTCTTACTTGAAAAATCCTACATATGTGCAATTATACGATCAAAAGTACAATCAAGCTGTACAAGGATTATCTGTCACTCAAATGGGCAGAAAACGAAGAGACGAATACGCAGACGGAGTCCTGCGTGTGCCGTTACAATCAGTGGCTCCAGGAGGTAAATAAAGATGGCGATTACACAAGCGGTATGTGATAGCTTCAAAAAGGAGTTGTTAGAAGGTGAACACGACTTTCGTTCCTCTGGTGGAGATCAATTTAAATTAGCTTTGTATGGTGCTTCTGCTTCTTTAAGTAATACGACAACTGCATATACAACTTCTCAAGAAGTAAGTGCTTCTGGCACATATGCTGCAGGTGGTGGAAACTTAACAAGCACTGGAGCAGGAAAAACAAACAATACTTCATTTATTGATTTCAGTGATATTAGTTTTACAAGTGCAACTATTTCAGCACAAGCTGCTGTTATTTATAATTCAAATACTTCTGCTACAACAAACACAAATGCAGCAGTCATGGTATTAGATTTTGGTGCAG